CCATCTGAGTGGACGAGAGGCGGCAGATCGGCTAGAAAAGAATGGCATCACTGTCAATAAGAACTCGGTGCCTGGAGATCAGAGAAGCTTTGTCGAGACGAGTGGTATTCGTATCGGTACGGCTGCGATGACAACACGTGGGTATCTGAAATCAGACTTTCGAACACTGACGCATCGGATCTGTGATATTCTGGATGAATAAATACATGAATGGAAGAACAAGGAACCTTCTTTGTTGGAATGTGTCTCGAAAAAGAGAGTGGTGATAGCGAACTCTTTCCCCTTACGTTTCAAACAAAGAATTATCAGGATGTATGTAAATTAGTCCGGTGTGTCACACCCGGAGATCCAAGAAAGCGCATTATGTACGCTGACACGGAATTTCTTTTTGGAGGATACAATGATCAATAAAATACTGGCAATGGTCGCGGCAGCTGCAGTTGCAACTTGTAGTATACCGGCAGCGGCACAAGAGAGATTTTCGGATCGTGAACATCGCGTCGAGAGACATGATCGCGATCATCATCGTGATCGTAATCGTAATCGGCGTGGAGGTATCAATACCGGCGAGGCAGTTGCGATCGGACTTGGTGCATTGCTTCTCGGTGCAATTATCAGCGACGGAGATATTCTTGACAACGATCGCGATCGACGCCGGTACAGAGACAGACATTACCGTCCATACAGTTATAATGACAGAGGTTGGCGTGAACATCGAAGAGATCGTGAACACTACTGTGTCAGAGAACAAAAAACATATTGGCACCGTGGCCATCGGCACACATACTGGGAAAAAAGGTGTAATTACTAATGAAAAAAATGTTATTGGCTGGAGCACTTGCGTGCCTGTCGACTCCGCTTTCTGCGTCGAACGAAACATACGACATGACCGTCGAACGTGTCATTGACGGAGATACAATTGTTGTAGATGCCCGTTGGTGGGTACTTCCTGAACTCGGTGACGAGATCTCGATTCGTATCATGGGTATCGATACTCCTGAAAAAGGATGGCGTGGTCAGTGCCAGCAAGAAAAAGATCTCGGTGAGATTGCCACACAGTTTGCCAAAGATACACTTCCTCCTGGCACCGTGATTCAGGTGCAGGTTGTGCAATGGGATAAGTACGGTGGACGGATCAATGGTGAGATCTGGATCAACGACAAGAATTTTGCAGAGATGCAGATTGAACGTGGTTACGCTCGTGAATATGACGGCGGAACCAAAGAATCGTGGTGCGAATAATCAAATACATTTTTCCGGTGTTGCTGGTTGCATATGTGATCACTGCAGGAACCGGAGCAGCACTGGGCGATTTTATAATTGACGATGGTAATATGTTTATTGAGTTTCTTTTCATTCTATTTGGATGTATTAGCATTACCATTGGATATCTGATGAAAGCGTCGAAAGATGAAACCTTACACCCCTGACGAATATAAGAAAACCGTCAAACCAGCAAAGAAGAGTGAACTCAAACCTGCTAAAACAGTACGCAGGGATTTGCAGTATCCGATCAATAATAAAATGGTTGGCATACAAAAAAAATCAAATTAACTGTGTACAAATAAACAAAACTAGTGTATAAATAATATATCAGTTGCTTGAATGCAATTGTGGATGTATGACGGACCCGGGGGCAGTTCCCGGCATCTCCACCATCAGCCCATTCGGGTAGTGGTCTGTTGGGGGATGATGTAGGATCGACGTATGCTGAAGCGTTGTTTAGACTGATTGCTTGGCAAAGTGCCATTAAACATAAACGCAAACGATAATGACGTTGCATTTGCTGTAGCAGCTTAAGCTACACGGGGTATGGGTTCCACCTGTCAACAGAACGGGCCCACTGAATTTAATACGGAGGTTTTCCTCCATGACTCTTACACAAGTCAATATAGGCAAGAAAAAACTCGAAAGAGAATATCGAAACCAAAATGATTTTGCATTCCAGTAAGAGGGAATGGACGGAAGATACCTTCATTATTTTTTCCTTGTATCTTCTAGAGTTGTCAGTAACTTGCATGGGTGAGATTCCCTGGAAAGCGGTACTTTCAACCGAAGTCATTTACGACAGAGGGTACAATGAAATATTTCAAAGATACAACGTTAGGTAATATCGCGTTGGGCTTTGTTTTTACGGCAGTGATTATAATATCAATGTGGCCGTTTACACATGCCTTGTCGCAAACACCTGAAGGTCAGCCAGTTGTAACAGTAGAATTGGTTGAACCTGTAATACCGATGCTCAGTGAAGAAGACAGAAAACAAATTGAGTGTTTGGCTATTAACTCGTATCATGAAGCACGAAATGAACCGTACGAAGGCGTTATCGCAGTAAGTAATGTGGTTCTAAATCGTGTAGCTGATGAAAGATTTCCGGACACACCATGTGAAGTCGTTTATCAAAGAAACCGTAGAGGTTGTCAATTTTCTTGGTATTGCGACGGTAGATCAGACTACCCAGCAAACCGTAAAAAGTACGAAGAACTTACCGCTATTGCTGAAAAGGTATATACAGGTAAGTACAGTGATGTAACAGAAGGTGCAAATTTCTACCATGCAACATATGTCAGACCACGTTGGAGACACGCAATGGAAAGAAAGAAGCAGATCGGTTTACACGTTTTTTATGAAGGATATTAAATAATGGTGGATGACAGTATCAAGGCGAAGGCAATTACTTCTGAGAAGTTTATTAACGAGGTCGAAAGACTTGTAAGTAAACACCGACTGGACTATATGGATGCTGTCATCCACTTTTGTGAAAACAATAATATCGAGATCGAACAAGCAGCAACGATGATTCGCAATAACATTCGAATTAAATCAAAGTTGCAGGCACAAGCAGAAGAACTGCACTTCCTACCAAAACGAGCTCGTCTACCCATTTTATGAGTGCAATTAAATTGAATCCGTTTGAAGCATACACAACATTCCTTGCTTTAAAAAACCATTTCACAACAGATTACGACTATGTCAAGTATAACGGCAAGACATCTGCTTCGCCGAGTAGTTTTCATGTCCGAAAGGACAAATACCAGTTCTATAAGTTATCAAAACACAAAGATCCAGTAAAGTATCTTGTCTCTAACTTTGTTGATGGAGATTTGAAATGGATTGGTGATTTGTTCAACGATGACTCAGACAAAGTTTACAATAACTGGCTAAAACGTCAACAATCATTAACATATATTTTTGAGCAAGACCTCAATAAACTATGTACAAAATTTAATGATAATGTTATTGTAAAGAATGGACAACATCCCTACCTATTGAAACAGTATTTGCGTCGAGAGATTTCGATCGAAACGGTTATTGTTCTCAATGATATCTTCGGGTTCTTCGGCCATTGGAACAAGAAGATTGAGGATACTGTCCTGTGGCCCAGCATCTATAAGAAGCTGATGAAGTATAAACCTTTCTTTCACTATGACACATTTCGTTGCAGAGATGTTGTGAAGAAAGTTTTTACTTCATGATAAATAAGGTTGCAGGACAAGCCTGTGATCGAAATACATCGACAATACAACGTAAAACAACGACATATAGGAGATTATAATGTCTTTTGCAGATTTGAAACGTTCATCTACTTCTGATTTTCAAAAACTTACTCAGGAACTTCAGAAACAAAATACCACATATTCAGATCCCGATGAAGGGAAGTATTGGAAGCCCACTCGTGACAAGGCAGGTAACGGCTATGCTGTGATCCGTTTCCTTCCTGCACCAACGGGTGAAGATCTACCTTTTGTACGCATTTGGGATCATGGATTCCAAGGACCGACCGGTCTTTGGTACATCGAGAAGTCGCTCACGACTCTCGGTCAGAACGATCCAGTTTCAGAGCACAACAGTATCCTTTGGAATACTGGTCTTGACTCTGATAAGGAGGTCGCTCGTAAACAAAAGCGGCGCTTGGCATACTATGCAAACATCTATGTTGTAAAGGATCCAGGCAATCCCGCTAACGAAGATAAAGTATTCCTGTACAAGTTCGGGAAGAAGATCTTCGATAAGCTCAACGATTTGATGAATCCATCATTCGAAGATGAGCAACCAGTAAATCCTTTCGATCTTTGGAAAGGTGCTAACTTCAAGCTTAAGGTTCGTATGGTCGAAGGATGGCCAAACTACGACAAGTCAGAATTCGATGCTCCCGCACCACTATTCGATGATGACACTGAGCTTGAGGTGGTCTACAATATGGAGCACTCATTGAGTGAGCTAGTAGATCCTAAGCAATTTAAGTCGTACGACGAACTCAAAACTCGTCTCAATACAGTTCTTGCACTTGCTGCAGAACCAGCGAAGATCCGCGGGGTCTCACTTGATGAGGAAGAGTACAGCAGTGCTGCACCTTCATTCGCTGAATCAGCTCCAGCACCGGCGCCTGCTACTGCAATGCCGACTGCAACGGTTGATGATGACGATGATTTGGATTTCTTCAAGCGGCTTGCCGACGAAGATTGATAGGTGGGAAGGGGGCTGCGTGCGCGTGGTCCCCTTTTTTCTATGCCGCCATAGGTCTCGGTGAATCGA